AAAAGCCTTGACTCTATCTCTTAATTGACTTACTTCTTGCTTTGCCATAGATAATTTGTTAAATAGATAAAATTATCTACACTTAGTTTTGTTTGTAGATAAATATATCTATATTTGCACTTGTAATAATTAATACAACATCAAAGGTAAAGAAATTAGAACATATATAATAATGTAAGGAGGCAAAAATGGAAAAATTAAACCTACAAGGTCATGAAACTGGCGCTCGTTCGTTCAGAGAGATCTACTTCTCCATGGACAACACGCCGCCTAAGAAGGCTTTCATCCAAAAGATAGCCACCATTACCAAACGATCTGAATCGGCCGTCAGATGTTGGGTAGCGGGAGTCTACCAACCGGACGCATTAGCCCAAGAAGTGATAGAAAGAGAACTTGGCATTCCTGCCTGTGAGTTATTCCCAAAGGAGGATAAGGTATGCGCGCAATAGAATTCTATACCACCCCCTCTGGCGAAGTAACTATCAAAGAGCAGGGACAGCCGGAACGCCAACTGAAAGAGTCCGATACGGATTTCATTCAAAGTTTCCTTGAGATTTTGGAAGAGTTCTATCCGGAGGCTTATGCGGCACTCCGCAAGTATTACGCCCGCTACGACGGGAATAAATGCTACCGGGATTTCTTGGCTGTACGTAGGTTTATCAAATGCAACTTCGGGCTGTACGATAACATGATAGACGTGGATGAGAACTGGAATTTCAAATTCGAGTTTGTCGGATGCCCTCTACGAGGAGAATGTGACGGGTTTAAGAAAATCTGTGAACCGAAGTTCAACAGCACATTATCAGACAGCCAGCTTCGGGTGATGGAGCTTTGCTACTATGGAAAGAAAGACGAAGAGATCGCGGAAACGCTTTTCATCTCGTCCCACACCGTAAAGAACCACCGGAAGAACGTTTTTCGGAAACTCTCGATACACTCCATGGCGGAGTTCATGCGATATGCGAACGAAAAGAATCTATTTAAGGGCGAATAATCATGCCAACCGAAAACACCTATCAAAGCATACCTTCTTTACGAAAGATCGAGATCGAATACCTTGCTTGGCAAATCACAAGGATGCAAGCGGGTATCCGGGAATTTATCGGGCAAAAGGAAGCGCACCTCCGTTTTGGGAGGCAGAACGTGGAAAGATGGGTCTCGGAAGGTAGGCTACAACGTTACAAGCGACCGGGCAAAATCGAGTACAGGCTGGAAAACCTGTATAAGTGCGCCATGGATCCATACGACTATTAAATGAATCATTAACATAGCAAGGCACCTTGGCAAGGCGTTGCAAAAGGAAGTTTACGATACCCATCCAACTCGCTATTTCACGGACGGTAAACCGCATTGCTAATAAATCATTGACGTATGAAAACAGATTACTGGAAACTCGCCCAAGCGGTGAGGTGGGGATTTTACATCCTTTTCGGAACGCTCGCCATACTTGGAATCGTGGCTATTTGCCTAGGATATTTTCTGCATATCATCACGACGTCCGGATGTGCGGCAATGGCTTACATGATAGCTAAACATTGGTAACTAACATTTAAAAACATAACATCATGTCGAATCTAATTCAGATCAAAGTAGCTGAGTTGAATCAGCTAAACCCGCTCATGATAGCGGAAGATAACAGGGTAGAACAAAAGTTCATCCAAATGTATAATGCGATCTGGGGTACCGCCCAAGGAGCGCAAATCTACGAGAAAGAGAAATTCAACTTCCGGAAGATATTACAAGACAAGCCGGAACTGCAAAGATGCACACCGTTATCCCTCTATGGATGCTTTTTGGATATAGCGGTCAACGGCCTGTCACTTGACCCAACAGGGCGGCCGCACTGTTATATTCTTCCCCGTAGCACGAAGACCGGTTATAAGGATAACAACGGTAGCGATATCTACGAACTACGTGCTTATCTCTCCATCACCGGATATGGCGAGTTAGTCATGCGGCAACGTGCCGGACAAGTCCGTTACGTGGATAATCCCGTGGTTTGCTATGAGGGCGATACCTTCTCCCCCGGATTGATCGACGGCGTAAAGACCGTGACCTACCAAGCGGCATGCCCCCGAAAGTCCAACAAGGTGATAGGTGGTTTCTTACGTATCGTACGCTCCGACGGTACCGTGGACTGGCACTGGATGATGGAAGGCGATATCAAGCGATTGGAAGCGTACAGCTTTAAGAACAACCAGAAATGGAACCCGCAAACCCGGCAGAAAGAAGGGAAGGCCAATGTCCTTTATACCTCTAGCGAAGGAGGTATTGATCCGGGATTCTTGGAAAGCAAGCTTATCAAGCACGCTTTCGACGGATATCCCAAGGTACGCACGGGACAGTTCTCCTCATTCGAGACACAGGAGGAACCGCAAGAGATCGACTACGGACTGGAAGAAACAACCGTTATCCAGCCCAATCAAGCCGGACAGCAACCGCAAGCCCTCCAGCCCCAATCGGAAAATCCTTTACAAGGATTCGGAGAGCAACCGCAAGCGGAACCGGTTCCCGTATCTGGTATAACAGCCCAAATATCACAAGAAGATGAAGAAGCCGGATTTTAAGAGTTCAATATCAACATTCAAAATTTTATCGACATGGATACACAGAATAACAATTTACCTTTCAAGGCTAACGAGGTCATTAGCATCTTACAGACAGCCCCGGATATTCTCGCCCGTAATGAGGCGTCGGTCTCAGCTTGCACGAACGCAGGGAAAACCCTCTTGGACACGATTGAGGGAAATGGAGGTATCGGCACGGACGAGATCGACACTGCGGTACAAGAATACCTTGCGAAGTCAAAGAAGACCGTAGAGAACATGAACAACCGCCGGAAGCCGTTAACCCAAATGCTAACGGCCATATCCAAACGTTTCACGACACTAGAGGGTTCCATAGACGCCAAATCCAAGGGAACCATCCCTTATCTGCTACAGATGGAGCGTAACAAATACGCCGCCAAGAAGTTGGAAGAGCAAAAACGCCGTGAGGAAGAGGCCCGGCAAAGACAATTGGCGGAGAACGAGAAAGCCCAATACCGGGCCGACATAACGGTCTTGCTTGATACCACGTACGCCGCCTACGTCGAGAAGCATATCAACGCCTTGAACGGGATTTTCAATCGTGCCTCCCTAGCCACGTATGGGGACGTATGCCGGCAGATCACGCAAACAAGCACCGGTTTCTCATGGACGGATTTCGTGAAAAACGTCGTGGATAACAAACAGACATTCTATATGGACGGTGAGACCCGCAAAGCGATCAAGAACGAGATAGCCATCCTAAAGAAAAAAGAATATTCCGACCGATACGCTTTCGAGATCGAGGGACTGAAACAATCCTTGGTCGACCGCCTCCCATCCCTCCGGAAACAACTGGAGGAGCAAGAGGAAATTCGCAAGACCAACGCAATCGAGGCGGCACGGCTGGAGGAGGAGCGCAAACGGAAAGAGGCGGAAGAACGTCAAAAGGCCGAACTGGAACGCAAGCGCAAGGAAGAGGAAGCAAGAGCCAAGGCGGAGGCAGAGAAAGCCACCGCGGAAGTACAGGCAGCCTTCGATTTCAGTGCCGCCAGTATGTCTCCTACCCCTACCAAGGCGAAGATCAAGAAAAAGATCCAAGTCACCAATCCACAAGGATTCATGCAGGTATACCAGATGTGGTTCATGCGTGAGGGTATCAACATGAGCATGGAGGATCTTGAGAAGATCCATAAGAAGATGATCTCCTATTGCGAGAAAACAGCCAATAAGGACGGTGAGCGAATCCAGTCCGCATTCGTGAAATATGTCGATGATATAACGGCCAAGTGATATGAGAAAGCTATATCTGTCCTCATGGATAAACTTCGGGAAATACAGGCGTACACCGAGTAACCTAAAAAAGATCCTCGATACGGAAGAGGGCCGCAAATGGTTCCGGTGGCTGATGGATAACACTTACGATTTTGAATTTGACTTCGCAGTCATTGAATACTTAAAACTCAAGGAAGAAGATGCAAGATACGTATTACCAACGGTCTGAGGTCAGCAACTCAGACCTGACAGAACTAAAGAACCTCCTCTATCCCCGTACGCAATACGGGGATAAGGAGAAGGCGTTCAAGTTCGGGAGTCTGGTGGATGCGATGCTGACAGAACCCGAACGGGTAAGATATGACAAACATACGGTAGATGACGTATTGTATTCCGGCGAAGATTGGGAACTGGCACAAGCCATGATCAAGTCACTCCGTATGGAAGCCCGACACGATCCGCTCATTAAGTATGCATTGGAACAATCCGATAAACAGAAATTTATGGTAAACAAAAATCAAAAATTCCAATACGGCAATTTTGAATACACACTTGACACTCGTTGCAAATGGGATTTCTGGTTTTCAGCAATGGGGTTTGGAGGAGATTTAAAAACAACTTTTGCTTCTTCTCAAAAACAATTTAATGAAGCCATAGATTTTTTCGACTGGGATCGCTCAAGAGCTTGGTATATGGACATTGCTGGAAGTAAACAAGATTTTATTGTTGCAATAAGCAAAAAGAATCAACAAATTTTCAAAGCCACTATAAAAAAAGATGACACTTTATATAAACGTGGCAAAGAAAAGTACGAAGAGCTAGCCTTCCGGTGGTGGATGCTAATAAGCTAATAGTATGAAGAATCTAATTTTAATCCTAATCGGCTGGCTAAAGTACAGGCTGGCAAA